CTTTCAATATCAAAATCTCTACTAATCTTTACTTCAGGTGGTTCAATTCCTACATATTGTGCGGAAAGATTAAAGCATTTTTGAAGTTTTTGTTCTAACTCCATAGAAACCATAGAAAGCATTGAATTAGTATCAACTCTATCTAATCTTCTGGCATCAGCAGATTCTGCTACAAACTTCTGTTGTGATAGCGTACTGATACCTAAAGTAGCCATTTGCATCTGTAATTCCTTAATTTCAGCAGATTGAGCATCAAAAGCACTTGAAGCTGGCTCTACATAATAAACTTTATTACCTGGCTGAGTTGCCATTGCATAATTAACAGATATAGCAAGGTCTTTTGTCTGATCGTCATATCCTTCCATTACAAGCATTGGTTGAGATGCAACGTGTAAACTATGAATTAAATCTGCTTGTCTTTGAAAATGTGCAAGATTTAAATATGCAATATCAAGTAAAGGTGGTTTACTTACTAAATTTTCAGTTTTGCCAGAATAAACAGTAACTAAAGGTATTTCGCCAAGAGAAAAATTACCTGATTCTACTAATTTATATTCTTGATCTGTAGTGCCAGTGCTAAATTCACCCATGTAAGAATTATCGTCAACGTCATACATTGCGTCAATCTCATCTTTCTTACGAAATACTCTATAATTACCAGGCTCTATAACTCTTACCTGATCGTAAACTTTTTCTCCAAAATCTCCATCAGGCAATACAGCTTTTTCTGCAATTCTTGCCTGTATTAAATTTCCATAGTTAGATTCTCTGTCTAATCTCCAACCTAAAAGATTTGTAGGATCAACTTCAATCCAATATGGTCTACGATTTTGTTGTCTTTCTTCAGCAAGGCTTAACGCTCCTCCAGGGGCAGGGTAATCAACAAGAATATGGCTTTGACCATAGCTAAGAGAGCACATTAATATTCTTCGTGCGTATTCATCTAAATCAGAACCACAACCATCAACATCCGTTTTAAAATTTTCAGTCCAGTATGGATCGCCTGTTAAAGTTATTGGTTTACGAAGAACTAAACCTGTTGCTGCTCTAATTAATCTTTGAGTAAAAGGAGAAAATACAGCACGATTTACCCTCGCCATATATGCTGTGTAATCTTCTCTTGGTTCTAGTGGTAAAAATGCTTCACTATTTTCTCTTAGATATTCTGTACCTTCAGTAACAGCTTTCATTATTTCCCAACCTTTCATCATGTCGAGAACAGCCCTTGTGCGAGTAAAAGGACTATCTATATCTCCAATAGTTGTAGAGGTTTGTACTTTTGTTCTGTAATCACCAGGAATTGAATAAGTCATTAATTAGCACCTCCATCTTTTTAATGCTAACGCTTTTCTAGTTGGTCTACCTTTACTATCTTTCATTGGACCTTTAACTCCCTTCATTCTTGCACAAAAACTTTTTCTTCTTGCTGCTCTTTTACCTGTAGGATTCTTTTCTGTAACAGGTGCTTGTAAATTACTTCCAGTAGCACGATTGTATTTTGCACGACCTTTAGCAGTTAGCCCACCTTTTTTGGACTTTTCACCTCTTCCTACAGATAAACTAACTCCTCTACGTTTAGTCATTATTTACCCACCTTCGCTTGTGCCTTTTTATGGGCTTGAGTAAAAGTGTCACCTGCCCTCATACGTCTTTTCATAAACTCCATGTGTTTACTTGTGTGATGAACAGAGTGTTCGCTAAGTTTCTTCTTTTGACGAGTAGTTAGCTTCATATAACTATATTACCGTTAAATATGTTATTTACACTTATTTTTTCTTCTTTTTTCGTCTATGTTGATATGTTATTTTTTTACTTCCTGTTTTCGCACGTTTAAATCTTGTTTTTTCGGCACTTGACATTTCTGAAGCAGTCTTAGGTGTCTTACTTGATACACGCTTACTTGGTCTACAAGCTGGATAGCCTCGTTTTTCGCCTTTTTGACGACCACAAGGTTTACCAGTTTTAACATCAACCCATTTTTCTTTAAACCAACGGGTTAAACCACCACTACTTCTTGCCACTTTTTTTAGTACCAGAACGATAAGTACCGCCACGCTTTTTATACTCTCGTACAAGCCATGCGTTAGCGTAGGCAGAAGGATAAACTTTAAATTTACGCTTCGCTTCTGCTTTTACCCTAGAGTATAACGCTTTATTTACAGGAACATTCGCCACGTTTTTTACCTCCCTTCTTTTTCTTCTTCTTTTTCTTAGTCGTAGAATGGTACATGATAAGAATTAGGTAGTTCTTAGTATATTCTAAACGAAGTTTGCCCTAGTGTCTCTGGTTTTGCAAGGTTGAATTGCTGTAAACATAAATACCCGAAAGCATCAAACGCATGGTCAACCCCTAAATTTTTATTTGGCATGCCTGTATTTGGTGCGTAAGTTAAAGTTCTAAGTGATTTTATTAATTCTTTACATCTTGGATGTATAAAAGTTCTTTGATTTCCACTTGCATCAAGCAACGCAGTATTAACAGCAGTAATCTTATCTCTTATCTTCCAAGGACTTTTTGGACTCATAACAGTAAAACCAGACCTTCTTAAAATCGTATGATCTGTAACACCAACTCCACTTGTTTTTCTTGCACTACCAGTAGGGTCAGGGCAAGCAATAATTCTACGATCCACTCCATATCTTCGTACAACTTCTTCTGCAAAATCCCAAGTGGTAGCACCCCCTGTCAACATGATCTCATCAAAGACATATAAATTATCTTCATGCTTTACAGCACAAATTCCCGCCATAGGGTCAACGTTAAAATCTAAACCCAAAAGTAAAGGCATCAAATGAAAATCTTGTACTTGCTTATCAATATTGTCATCACTAAAACTAACAGCTACTAAACCAGTAAGATTTTCAAAACTAGCTTCAAATTCTTGTCTAAATGTTCTCGCATCTAATTGTGACCTGGCAGCTTCAACTTCTTCTTCCGCAACATTTCCCCCCTCTATCGTGGTAAAACTCCATCTTTGCCAATCATTCCAATCTTGTTCACCACAAAAACACCATAAATCATAAAACCAACTAGCAGTACCATCAGGTGTACTAATAAATAAAGCCCACCCCTGTTTATCTGCTAATGCAGGTCTTATAACTTCAGCCCATACATCTCTATCCATAAATGCTGCTTCGTCTAAAACAACACCAGCTAAGCTTCTACCTCTTAATGCCATCGCATTTTCAGTACCTTTTAGCTCAATAACGCTGTCATTTATTAGTTCAATTCTCAAATCTGTCTCATTTTTACTTTTTACCCACACTTTTGGTACTAATTTCTTTAATTCTTTCCATGCAATGTCTTTTGCCATGCGATATGTTGGTGCACAGTAAAAATAAACTTCTCCAGGTCTATTTATCGCACCACGCAAAAGTTCGATACAAGATAAATAGGATTTACCAAATCTTCGGCCAGCTACAAGAACACGAAATCGTTTTTGACAATTAAATACTTGCCCTTGTGCATACCTTAAACTAATTTCTGGTGCGTTTTTTACTGCCATATCTTAAAAAATAACAGATTTTTCAACTATTACCCCCTTTTTGTAGCCTAAAAGCTCATTTCTAGGTTATCATTCAATTAATTGTTAACTTTGATTGAGTCCGTGGCTGAATCTTTTTTTCCTCAAGATAATACAATCCAACCTGTAGAGAAACCTAAAAACAAAAGACCCCCTTTTGTTGCTAGAAATACAGCAGAATTTGTACAAGCAAGAAGTCAAAGGTTATATTCTCGTCAATTAGATGGGCAAACAACAAGACAACTTGTTTTAGAACATGCAAGAATTGAAGGGATTTCTCCAACAACTGCTTGGGAAGATTGGAATAGGGTAAAAAAATGGAATAACGAAGATTGGGAAAAAGATAGAGAAAATATGTTACCTCGTTTACAAGCAATGAGAGTACGTTTATTCAATAAAGCAGTTAAAAAAGGTCAGCTTCAGACAGCAGCACAAATTTTAGACTCATTAGGTAAAGTTATTGGCGAATCAGTTGAAACAGTTAATATTCAAGCACCTGAACTTTCAATTAAAGTAGAACAAAAATAGTAGTACATATTTATTAGTAACAAAGATTAGCAATATATATTTAAGTACTCCGCACCTGGCTAGTAGCTGCAACAAATCGCAACCCCACCCCTACGTTGTGCCAATTTATTTTCTGTCTACTTTTGGTTGTGCATGATGTCATGTAGGCTTTACAATGGAGTCATGAGATAAAGGGAGAAGTTATCTTCTCTTTTTCCTCTAGTAGTCGCAACAAGTTGGCATCACCTCAGAAGCCCACAGAAGCCACTACAACAAACGGAAGCAGCAAAAGGGCATTTACACCCATGCAGCACCAAAACAACAACGAGAAGCTTCTAATACTTCTCTTTGCACCTAGAAAACTCAACTAACTTCTCTTATGGAATTGTCTAACCAACAAACTTTCAAGTGTTCAAATGATCGCTTAACAATCAGCTTTGCAAGTTATGAACATGCAATAAGCGTTAATGATTCAAAGGGTAACAGTCTAGTTATAGATGTTACTCCTGAACAAATGACCGCTTCTTTTTTAAGAAGTGTTGGAGATTTATCTATTAATTACCAAGAATCAAAACAAAGATTTGTAAAGGAATTATATGAGATAACCCGCACCCAGTTAGAAAAGCTAAAGCAAGCGGAATTAGAAAAAGCAAGAAAGGAGGAAGCAAAATGAAAAATTATTCATTAAAGAATCTCGGCTCAAACAAAGTCGAGATCAACTACCTTTCAGGTTTATCGCTTCTATTTTCTTATAATACTTTAGTTAGTGTTTTTACTAATGGTAAGTATATAAGAACTTCTAAGAATTGGAGCCGCACAACATCAAGACATATTAACTCTTGGATTCTTCCAGACTTCAAAGTTGAAGAAATGGAGCAAGAAAAATTAGAAAATACTTTTTTAAAAGGTATTGAATATGTCTAAAATAAAACATCAAATGATCCCGAACCCTAGAATGTTGGCTCAAGAATACGAGCCAATAAAAAAGAAACGGCTCAGACCAAAAAAGGAAAAACTAAGAAAAAAAGTAACTGCTATTTTTCGAGGTTTTGGGGAGTCCTAACGGCTCCCTTTTTCTAAAATATTTCTAAACAAAAAAAACTTTTACAACTTATGGACTACCAAGAAATCAGTCAAGAATTACCAATTTACTGGGCATCATATCTCATGAATGGCGACTCTTCAGGATTAGAGGAGAATGAAGAAGAATTAATAAAAGAAACATTAAAACAATTAAATCTTACTAATTGTGTTGATGTTTTAGATGACATTAATTTTAAATGGGGAATATCTTACTTACCTGACTTGTTGGGTGGAGATTATTGCACTTATAAATTTTTAGAGCCTCGTTAATTCTTGGCTCTATTTTTATTTTTATAAGTCTCAAGTCTTGTTAGGAGTAATTTTTGATAAAGTAACTTATCAACTTTTTGGACTGCATTGAGGAGAATATCCCAGTCACGTTCATGAATGGCATGTAAGTCCTTGAATGGCTCAAGTTTTTCGATTGAATGATCTTGAATGGCTATTTCATTTTCTAGATTTGTCTTGGAATGTAAATAATTTTTAATGTAACTCATGTTAGAGTGGCCTTATACTGTTATTATATTAGCATAACTTCTCTTAAAAGTTTATGAACGATTTAAAAAATCAAGAATCTTATATATTTTATGAAGATTCTGCTCATGGTTGGTTAAAAGTTCCGTTCCATGAATTGAGATACCTCAACATTGTTGATGATATTTCGCAATTTAGTTACATGAATCAAAGAACCCAAGATATTTACTTGGAAGAAGATTGTGACGCCCCAACATTCTTAAAGGCTTATGAATCCAATTTTGGTAAAGTCGCACCAATAAAACGTGTTGATTGTGGTGAAATTAGTTTTGTAAGAAATCTTGCAAGCTATAACAAAAATTACCTTTTAGCGTTTATTTAATTATGGAACGTATTACAAACAAACATATTGCGTATCAACTTAAGATACTTAATGAAAAATCTAATAATCCTATAAATGTTTGGCCTTATAAGGACAACATAGGAAATATTCATACTACTGGTCAGTATGGATATACCACTATACACCGCACCGTAAATGAAGGAGGAGGTGTTACTACACTTGCAACAGGCTTAACAAAGCGTGAAGCATACAACTGGCTTAGAGCCGCAATTAAAGGTATAGAACTAAAGGAGGAATCAAATGCCTAATTGGACATCTAACAGAATTAGAGTTAAAGGTAACGACTCTAAAAAAATACAAGAAATTAAAGAATTATTTGAAGGTGGCGACCCATTTAATACTTTAATTCCTGAACCAAAATGGGAAGAAATCCCATTATCAGAACAGTATGAAAAAGCACACGGTTCTATTGTTAGGGGAAAGCTTGGAGAATTACCAATACCAGCCGACCCAACAAAAGATTTTTCATTCCCTACGTTTGCATCAACAGGTCATCAAGATGACAGGTGGTATGATTGGCGAAATGCTAATTGGAATACTAAGTGGGGTGCTTGTGATATTGAAATCACAAAAGAATGGGAAGAAACAGATGTACTTGAAATTACTTTCAATACTGCCTGGAGTCCACCTGTTCCTATAGCAAACAAGTTACGTTCCAAATATGCTCATGATGATGAGAACGGTTATCTTTCTATTTCATGGCTTTATGAATTAGAAGGAGAAGATGGCGTGGGGTATATTTAATGTCCCACTCCGTTAATTCTGATATTTTAGAATCTCTATTTGAAGAACAAATTGATACTGTTCAAAAAAGATTTCCCTCCTTATCTAATAGGGAGGTTGAAATTATTGCAGCAAGACGAGCTAAACGTCTTTTTTGGGAGATGACTCAATGATCGAAGAAAAATGGGAAGATAATAAAGAAGAATGTCAAAGAATTACTCAAGAGTTTATTTATGATGAAAAACGAAAATCAGAATGTATCAAATATCTTATTGACCATTTTAAAATTTCACAAGCTACTGCTTATAGGTGGTATGACAAGGTTTATGACTCTATCAGCGTACCAACAATAGTAGAAGCAAATAAACTGCTTGATTTCAAAAAAGACATTGAAGAACAAGTAGAAAATGCTGTTGAACAAGCAAAAAAACTTACTGCTGATGAAAAACTAAATGTTTTAACAAAAGCAATTAAATTAAAAAAACTTTTACAAAAACTATGAGAATTTCTCAAGAGAATCATGACTTACGCTAGAAACAGAAAAAACATGACCATAGTTAGGATTGGCAACCAACAAGGAGATTTAGATGCAACTTTTAAATCTTTTGCTGATTTAAGAGAGCATTTAATTGAGTTACTTGCTTGGGACAATGAAGAAGATGAGAGGGATTATCCTTTACATACGTTTTCTTTAAAAGAGTTATTAGCACTTGGAGATTATTCTATTGAGTTAGATTTTAGTCCTAATGCTTATGTTACAAGAGATGACTTTTGGAATGAGGAGGAAAATTAATGATTGACAACCCATTACCAGATCAAGTTATGGAGGAGAAAGAAACACTCCAAAAAGATTCTGACTTTGAAGCTTATTGCAAACTTCATGCAATAGAAATAGCTACACACTATAAGGTATATGCTGCATTGCATGATGACTTTGCAGAGTGGTATCACGATTATATGTCTCAAAATCCTGAGTCATTCGATCAAACTTGTATTTATCTTGATTCTGATTACATAGTCGATTGGTGGAAAGATCAATCCTACCTTTTTGACGATTTCGATTCTCCTTACATGGAACTTAACAAATGAAACTAGAAACGCTTCATCTTCTTCTTAAAGAGTACATAGAACACGAAGAAAAACTTAAAAAAGTTTACCCTGCTTCCGCAGAATATAATGTTCCTACTTGGAATAATATATATGATGCACTTAAATCTATTGAATCAATACTAGATTTTACTGAAACTCTTAGCGATCAAGATTTACAAGGAGAAGATTTTACATAATGCCTAAAGGTAAATACTACGAATATCAAATAAAACGTGCGGCATTAGATGAAGATTATCTTTCTGGTAATATTGATGACTTTCAATATGCCAGGGAGTCTCTTGACCTAGACTTGGAATACGAACCATATATATTAGCTCAAACTATTAATAGCGAAGTCGCTAAAAAACAACACGGAGGACAAGATGCCTAACGACAAGTGGATTCACTTTCCTAAAAATCCTTACGAAGGTCAAATTTTTTATTACCCTGCTACAAAAGATACCTTTACTTATATTATTCCAAAAGGTAAACCTGAAAATGGACAATGGGTTCATATCTCTTACGACCCTTTTATAAACTTTAAATCAAACCACAACTAATTGATCTTTCCGTACCATTTCTTGAAATTGATATACCTTCTCTTTAAATAACGTTCCACAACCTATAAGTTCCATAGCCGTTACCCATCTAAGTTGTAACCCATTTTTTCTTATGATACATATAAGTCCTCTTTTTGCTCTTACTCCTGTCTTTTCATATAATCCTTCGTTATACGCACCTATCTGTAATAAGTGATCTTGTAAATATTTTTCTGGTTTATCCTTATTCTTTCCATAAGTTTTAAAATCTACAATAGTTAATTCTGAATGTCCATCATCATTTTCAGTATCTATTAAAGCATCACATTGACCAGCATAGCCTGATGAATGGTTAATATTAAATTCACTAAGATGAATGGCTCTTATATCTTCTAAAAATGGCTGTATATTTCTGGTGTACTCACGACATGCCCACGGTTGCTCGATACTATTTTTACCATGAATGGTTTTTTGTAATGCCCAGGTTGTAATTGCTTGACTAGGCCGTGCCAGACCATCTTCGTAAGTTCTCCAACCATTACGTTTGTTTGCTGAATTTATTGCCAGTATAGATGCTAACTTTAATGTTTGCTCACAATATAAATGAACTGCCGTACCAATGTTACATGCTAACTCTCGTTGCTCTATAGATCCAGGTCGTTTACTCCAATTACTTAATGCTGCTTTCTGTTCGATAGGTGCAGTATGTTTTAAAATTGATGTTACTGAATGATATTCTTTCTGTTCTTCATCACGATATATTCTGTGCTTACCACTATCATCACGCACCAAAGATGAATGACGTAAACCTGCTAACAAGTTTTGTCTATCCATCATTAGTGTCACGATAAAATATTACTTGCCATTATGAATATAACATGAATGGCTTTTCTGTCCATCACTTTGCTTGTAATTCAGGCCATAATTGGTCAAGATTACATTCTGGAACGTCATTAGGAAGTAAACCTCCATTCTCTTCCATCTTCTTCATCATGTGTTTTTCCCACTCCTCTTCTTTAGCTGCTTCAAATGCTCTTTCACCTAATTCGTTATCTTCGAGTTTCTTTAACTCTTGTTCGATAGATTGTCTGATTAAAGCAGATATTGAAGTCCCAGGACCTGAAAAGTATTTTAATTTACTGTACTGATCTTGAGTAATTTGAATGGAAATTCTATAAAGTTTTTCAGTCATCTTTTGAAATAACCTCGATAATGTGTGAATGGACTTTCTTTGCATCTACTATGACATACATTTCTGTGTTTGGGTAAGGTGCAATGAATTTTGCTACAGGTACTTTCTGAGCATAAGTGTTAAAACACTTGATTAGTGCATTTAATGAATATTGAGTATTGTTGATACCCCTTCTTCTTAAATTTCCACTACCTAACTGGTTTCTAAAAAATAAACAAACATTGTCAGGATTTAAGTTTGCTCCATAACAAATAGCATCAAAAAAATCTAGTACATAAGATTCTGACCAATGCCTATCTCTTGCAAGCATAGAAAATGTTAATGCTACTGATTCAAGAAAACATCTATAATGCTTCCTTCTTTCTCCAACCTGGACAACCATTTTTTCTATAAAATCTCTATGGATTTCATACAACTTGGTTATCTCACTATGTTGAGGAGTATGGTGGCCTGTCCATTTAACTTTTGGAAACTGGTAATAAAGTTGGTAGTTCTTTAATGCAACTGCAATAGTTCTACCTTTTGTACTGCCCATGATTTCTAAAGCATCACCAGCAGTTCTTTTTGAACCAATGTCTACTACGTTAAATATTGAAGGGTTTAAATTACGACCCAACATAATCTGAATGGGTTTTTCGGCTTGAATTACTGCTTCAAGCCTATGTTGTCCATCAAGAACATTATTATCAGAATCCAACGCAATTCCTTGTGCTGTTACCTGCCAATCTCCTTTCTCTATAATTTGAGTAAGTTTTTTGACATGATTTCTTTTAATCTTTCTGTTTTGATGAATGTTGTTAGCCAATAAATCCAATGCCCATTCAGGTGTCATGGTGACTATTTCAAAAGTAGGATCTATTTTAGCCATGAGTGCAACCATCAGATTTCCTTCGTGACTACTTTAAGACCATTGGCCCTTTCTTCTTCAAACTTTTGATTTAACTCTTGAAGTCTTTTGTAAGCGATTGCAGTAATTTTTTGCAATCCTTGTTTGTGCTCTATGTCTAATTGACCTATCGAATTGCCAAAACAATGGACAAATTTTTCAAAACCAACAACCCATGTATCTTTACTCCTGGGAGATTCAAAATGGAACCATAGAGAACCATCAAGAACATCAAACTCAAAACTGAAAGTATCTTCTTTTTCAAGCTCGTGTCTTGTTGTACTTTGCATTTGGTATTTCATAAGAAAGCCTATATAATGTGTATGCCTTGTCATCATAGCACGAAGATGGCATCACTTTAGACTTGTCTTAACATTAAGATAATTCTTTTACGAATATCCGTTCATCATTGACCAAATAACTATATCTTCAAGCAGTTTTGAATTAGCCATTCGGCCTCCTTCTAACCCACTTTTCTTCTCTAATGTATCTTCAAACCACTTTAATAAAGTTCCTTGAAAACTTATGCTGACAGATAATTTTGATTTCTTTTCATAATTATCTTTTTTATACTGCTGTGGTTCAAGAGGCATGTTAAACAATGTCTCCATAGTATTTTCTATATTGCCAGCAATTTTTCTGTCAGTATTTAATTTAGCAATAAATTCTTTTGCCTCATCAGTTTGCAAATTTAAGCTATGACATGTTGTAGCATGCCTAGTTGGACCTTTCTTAAAAACTGGTCGTAGTTCTCTTATATTTAGAAG